ATATTTTATCGATTGTTATGTCATTAGTAGCTATATATAGGTCAAAGAATACTATAGATTCAGATATTCATTATATTGAAAAAATAATGGAATATATCGAATTAGAAAAATGTATTAAGGAAGAGAAGAAAGTCACAACTAAGTTAATACCTTACGAACAAGCAGTAAAAGATATACTCGAAACTCTTCCAAAAGGTTCAGTAAAAGTGATAGATGACCCAATTGACAACACAGTAGTTATCAGAATTCAAAAAAATGTATTTATGGAGGAATAACAATGCACCTTACTATATTTTTAAAGCATGGACAAACATTAAGATTTGAAAACGTGACGGACTTGAAGAAAGATAACCTATTCTATGATGTTATTACTTTTAATTACACAAGTATGTCAGACGGCCAAAAAAAGAGGAATCTTTAGTACTAAATATGTATTAGGATTATCGGTTAATAAGGAGGACTTCGATGTTGACAGTTTATTCAAAGCCTAGATGTATGCAATGCGAGATGACAAAGATGTGGTTGAATCAAAACAAGATTGAATTTGAAAGTGTGGACATCGAAGCGAATCCCGGGGCATTCGAACTCTTGAAACATTATGGATTCACATCGCTCCCTGTGGTGGTGATTGATGACGAATTCGAGGACCCGAACAAAGCTTGGACGGGATTTCAAGTCGAAAAGCTCGAGGAGTTGATTGAATGAAAGATAAGAAAATCGCTGAGATTCGATTCAGAGAGTATCCCTATTATGAACGAGAAATCACATCGAGAAAATTCGATATGCTATGCCATAAAGAAGAAGATGTGAATGCGTGGATCCGTGCTAAGGGAACGAATTCGAAAGCAGCGGAAAACGAGCTCATTCGATTTGAGAGTGACAAATATATTCAGAACCGTCTCTTTTGGAAACGATGTGTGGAAGAGACTCTCGAAGAGCTTGATGAAAAACAAAGAGAATTTGTCACAGAGTACTACTTTGATGATGTATACGATTATCGCTCACTTGCGAAGAAGCATTTTACAAATAAGAACGTGATTATGCGTGCGTGTGATAGAGCTTGTAGTATATTGCTTGAAAAATTAGGGGAAATTTAAAAAGGGACAAAAAAGCGTTGTTGTCCCACTTTAAAAGTGATATATTGATATTGTGAAAAGGTGTAAGAAACGGTATCATCTTGTCATAATGTGAAAACTCCTAAAATTATTTTTACCTCGGGTCTCCACTCCCGAGGTTTTTTGTTATCGTTAAATATAGAAATGAGGTGATGGAAAGTGACGAAAATTTATGGGCGAATCTATTGTATTGAAAACAAAATAAATCATAAAAAGTACATCGGTTTAACAACAAGAAGTATCGAAGAACGATTCTCAGAGCATTGCAAAGCCGATACAGTTATCGGAGAAGCTATCAGAAAATATGGCGTTGATAATTTTATGTGTTATGAAGTTGATAAGGCACAAAGTAAAAATGAATTGTCTGAATTAGAAATTCACTACATCCATCACTTCGGAACACTAAAAAATGGATACAATTGCACTATTGGTGGAGATGGAGTGAAATACGATGATTCAGTTGAAGTGTTGTTGAACAAAAGACAAGAACATTTTGTTCGTTATGTAGAAAAAGAAAACGAAAAAAGTATAGATATAAACAATGGGTCGAACATGGTCGTTTCTATTGTTTTAAATTTGGTTAAAATGTTCTTAGAAAGCAATCAAAAACAAGATAAAAGAATCGTGGCTCATCAAATATTGAAATTAAAAACTGATTTACTAAAAACTGTACTTTCTTTTGGGGTTTTAACTTTAGAGGAACTAAGGGGGTGGGAAGCATGGCGAAATATACAGAATGGCTAACTCCCGAGGGTTTAATTCTTGTTGAAGGGTGGGCAAGAGATGGGCTTATTGATGAGCAAATCGCTAAAAATATGAATGTTGCTTATTCTACATTTAGAGAATGGAAAAAGAAATTTCCAACACTTTCGGCAGCCTTAAAGCAAGGAAAAGAAGTGTCGGACAGGCAAGTCGAAAACGCTCTTTTTAAAACAGCAACAGGATACTACTATCAAGAAGAAACTGTCACAAATGCTGGAGAGATAGTCACTATCAAGAAATACAGCAAACCGAACACGACCGCTCAAATTTTCTGGTTGAAGAATAGAAAAACAGAATGGACGGATCGTGTGGACATCAACGCTCAGATTGAATCGAAGCCGAAGTTCGATGACATCGTGAACCAATTAGGAGGAAGTGGGCTCGATGAATAGCTTCCCACTCTCTCAAAAATACATCGATTTTTGCAACACGGTTGACAATGTGGATGCGGACTTCCTTGAGGGCACGACAGCCGCAGGAAAGACCACGGTGGGCTTGGGTGTCAAGTTCATGCGTATGGTCTCAAGGAGCAAGAAGAAGTTCCACATCATCGCAGCGAAGACGGTCGGTGTTGCTGAGAAAAACTTAATCAATCAAGACAATGGCATCCTCGACATCCATCGGGATGCTTTTTATTTTGGTAATGGGGATAAGGACTACAAAATCCCCCACATCAAATTCGAAGACAAAATCATCTACATTCTTGGATACGACACGAAAGAGAAATGGCAATTGGCTCTTGGTGGACAATATGGTTGTGTGTACATCGATGAGGTCAACACAGCGAACATCGAATTCGTTCGTGAGGTCTCAGCTCGTAACGACTATCTGATGGCTACACTCAATCCCGACAATCCCGATTTACCTGTGTACAAGGAATTCATCAATCGTTCACGACCGTACAAAAAATACGAGAAGGATGTTCCTCGTGAGATTATGGCTGACTTGAAAGAGCGACACAATCCAAAATGGAGATACTGGTTCTTTACGTTTAAAGATAACAAGTCTTTGAGTGATAAGGATATTCAAAAGAAAATCGATTCAGTACCTCTCGGGACTAAGATGTACAAGAACAAGATTCAAGGACTCAGAGGTCGAGCAACAGGATTGGTCTTCCCTAACTTCGATAGTAAGAAGAACGTAATCACGAAAGCTCAAGCGAAGAAGTTCAATTATGTGATGTTCTCAGCTGGGCTCGATACAGCTTACTCATCTAAGAGCCCTGATACGATTGCGATGATATTCCAAGGCATTACGGATGACGGGCATTTGGTTACATTGAGCGAGCAAGTCTACAACAATGCGGACTTAGACACGCCAATCGCACCATCGGACACGGTCGAGAGGTTCATCGCATTCCTTGACAGGAATTCAAAAGAATGGGGTTTTTGTCGAGATGCGTTTATCGATTCGGCAGACCAAGCAACAATCACAGAATTAAACAAATACAAGAGACAATATGGAACAATATACAACTTTATAAACGCTTATAAGAAAACAAAAATCATCGACCGAATCAACCTTCAAATTGGTTGGATTGCTCGAGGTTTTTATTTGGTCGTTGAAGATTGTGTGGAGCATATCAAAGAGATGAACTCTTATTCGTGGCAAGAAACGAAAGAAGCACCCGAAGACAAGAACGACCACACAATCAATGCGAATCAATATGCGTGGCTACCTTACAAGCGAATGATTGGACAACAGAGAGGAGAAATAGAAGACGATGGGGTTGGTGAATATGATTAGAAATGGAATGAGGAGCTTTTTGAGAATTGAGAAAGCTCAACCAAGTGCAATAGTCATCAATGAAGAGATGACATTCGAGGACAACGCTGCAAAGAACCGAATTTGGTATCGTGGTAAGTCCTACGAATTACAACAACTATACTCTCAACTATCAACGACACGATTCAGTTTTTGGGGTGCACATTCAACTCCAGGACAAGAAATCAGAAAGATTCACACGGGACTACCTGGAATCATCGTGAAAGTTTTGAGAGATGCGGTGCTCTACGACATGAATGATTTGGAATTCGATGAATCCAAGTATCAAGATTTGTGGGAGGATATCGCACAAGATAACAACTTCAAGAAGCAATTGAAAGAAGCGGTGAAAGATGCTCTCGTGATTGGTGATGGAGCATTCAGAATCTCGTTTGATTCGGATGTGTCTCAATATCCTATCATCGAATGGGTAAGCGGTGAACGGATCCAAATCAAGAACAAGCGTGGACGATTGCATGAAGTCGTCTTCATGACTCGCTTTGATGAAAATAAACAAACGTATACACTCGAAGAACATTATGGATTCGGATACGTAACGAATAAGCTTTATCGTGGCGATTCTGAATTGGATATTCATTCGACTGAATATACTCAAAACATCAATGATTTCACGTTCGACAAGCATTTGATTCTATGCGTACCATTTAGCATCTTTGAATCTGATATCGAACGAGGGCGAGGCGAATCCATCTTCGACAGAAAGACGGACTCATTCGATGCGTTGGATGAGGCGTGGTCTCAATGGATGGATGCTCTTCGAAGCGGTCGAACAAAAGAATATATTCCCGAATCGTTGCTCCCACGGGACCCACGAACAGGAACATTCATGAAGCCGAACGCATTCGATAATCGATTCATTAAGATAGCTTCTGACAGAGCTGAAGGAGCAAGCAACGAGATTACATTGCAACAAGCGAACATCCCTCACGAGAGCTATTTGGCAACTTACGTGACCGCATTAGATTTGGCGTTGCAAGGTATCGTGAGCCCTTCTACGATTGGGATTGATGTGAAGAAGCTTGACAATGCTGAAGCTCAACGAGAGAAAGAGAAGACTACTCTATACACACGCAACACGATTGTCGAAGCATTGCAAGAGTTCATTCCTCAATTAGTATCGATGACAATCAATAGCTTCAACGTGTTGAATCGTAGACCTATTGAAGAAATTACGGTGAACGTTCCATTTGGCGAATATGCGAACCCATCATTCGAATCTCAAGTTGAGACTGTGGCAAAAGCGAAAACAAGTGGCATCATGTCCATCGAAGCTTCAGTAGATGAGCTCTATGGCGATTCTAAGGACGAGCAATGGAAGTCTGAAGAAGTTAACCGCTTGAAGTCTGAGCAAGGCATCAGCGAGGTCGAAGAGCCTTATGTCAACACGGACTTAGATGGATTCAGCGTTGAAAGAGGTGATGAACTTGCTAGTGAGAATCATGAACAAGAACTATCAAATGAGAACGGATCAAGCGAAAGCCCTTCTCAACATGAGTAAGGAATATTGTCCATTTGGAATCTATGCGGTCGAGAAAGAGAATCAGATTGAGATGATGAATTTGAAACCAACATCGAGAACTCAACTCAAGAAATTGATTCGAGAATATCGATTGAAAGGATTCAAGGTGTATTCGAATGGTTTATGATGTTAGTCGAGCATTTGAAAGAATCGAGAATGAATTGCTCGAGTCCATGACGAGGAATCTCAAGAAACACAAAGCGGAAGAAACTGAGCTTGGTATCGAATGGACTCAATGGCAGGCAATCCAACTCGAAGAACTTCAACGATTTAAACAAGAGGCTGCTCAAAAATACGGTCTTGAATTTAAGTCGATGAACAAGAAAATCAGAGAGACCATCGCAAACGCATCATTGCAAGGTGCGAGCGATGAGGAGCTCAATGTGTTGAAGGCACTCGAGAAAGGCTACGTTCTAAAGCGTGAACGTGGTCTTAGTGCTGGATTCTTCCAAACGAATCAAAAGCGATTAGATGCGTTGATGAATGCGGTCGAGCATGACATGAAGACAGCTCAAACCGCTGTGCTTCGATATGCGAACGACAAGTATCGACAAATCATCTTCCAATCCCAAGTTGCAGCAAGTTCGGGAGCCCTCACCTATGAGAAGGCTGTGGACATGGCAACAAGCGACTTTCTGAAGAATGGATTGAATTGCATTACGTACTCAAATGGAGCTGTCCACAACATTGTGTCGTATGCTGACATGGCTGTGAGAACAGCAAGCAAACGAGCCTATCTAATGGGCGAAGGTCAGAAGCGACAAGAATGGGGCGTGTCGACCGTCATATTGAACAAGCGATTCAATGCGTGTCCATTATGTATGCCATTTGAGGGCAAGGTGCTCATCGATGATGTGTGGAGTGGTGGAAGTTCTAAAGATGGACTGTATCCACTCATGAGCTCAGCGATGGCTGCTGGATTGTATCATCCAAACTGTAAGGATAAGCATTCGACATACTTCGAAGGCATAAGCTCAAAGCCCGAATCAAGGTACTATGAAGAGAAGCCCGTCATCAAGGAACGACAGCTTATTGAGAACAAGCTCAATCACGCTAAACGACAAGCAAAGAGCTATAATCGACTAGCGAAGAACAGTCTTGATGCTGAGAACCAAGAGACATATCGTGCTCGTGCTACTGAGTGGAGTGGCAAGGTCAAGGAATATCGAGAGCAGCTTGATTCATTCGAAGAAAAGAATGGGCTCGAGTTGAAAGATAAAATTTTCGAGTTGGAAGAGAAAGCTATTGAACCTAAAGCGAAACCCGAGTATAATTATGTTAACGTTGAAGGGGATGTTTTGGAACGAATCAAAGCATCTTCTGATAAGTGGTTCAACAAATTGACGGGACCGCAACGAGAATCGATTGAAGATATAACAGGAAGTAAATATCATCGTCAACTTAATAGAATGCTATACGATAGCGAATATGTTCCAAAAAACAAAGAAGTGCTTGAAAATATGGCAAATGTTTTGGATAGTTCGTTGAGTAAATTTGAGTTAGAAGATGACATCATTGCTTATCGTGGAATGTCGTTAGAGGAATTAGGCAATTTGACTTCTGGGAATGAATTCAAAGAGTTCAAACATTTGTCTATTGTCGAGAGAGTTGCGAATAATTTCGTTGAAAATTACAACGATGAAGGAATTGTTGTTAAATTCCATTTACCAAAAGGAACAAATGGAGCTTTTATTGGTGATTATAGTCGATTCCATCATGAACAAGAATTTATTCTTAATCGAAACACAAAATATAAACGAGTTGTAAAATCTAAAAATCAAGTGGAGGTGTATATTCTTGTCGAGTAATGAATTTATTAAAAGAGAACGTGAAGTGGCTATGGGATATAAGGAATATTTCGACAAACGCCCCGAATTCAAAAAAGAGATGAAAAATCTTTGGTATTCTCTAAAAAATGATGAAATAACGCCCGAAGAATATAGTATAAGAGCTCTTGAAATCGGAAAGAAATATAGATAAGCATCTAACAAGAAGTTAGGTGCTTTTTTTGTACCCAAAAATTAAATAAATAAATCCATTGAGAGTCACCCATCCGGAGGGTGGCTCTTTTTGGTATGCCCGAAGGCGTAAAACTACGAGGAGACACCTGTGAACAAAACTGAATAAGGGAGACACCCTAAAAACTGAGAAGGAGGGACATGAAAATGTTCAAACGCAAACTATTTTTCTTTGATGAATCGGCAAACGCTGGGGCATCAACAACACAGGATCCGCAAGCAAGCTCAAACAATCCCGCTCAGAGTACTCCAGAGATTGATTATGACAAGATTGCGAGCATCGTGGAAGGCAAGCAAAAGGTCGCTGAGGATACGGTCTTGAAGAACTATTTCAAGAACCAAGGCTTGACAGGGGAAGAGATGGCTCAAGCAATCTCAAGCTTTAAAAGTCAAAAAGCCTCCGCCCAACCTGATGTGGCAAACCTTCAAGAGGAGCTTCGAGTGGCACAAGCTCAAGCACTTCAAACCAAAATCGAGAGCAACTTACAACTTGCGGCAATCAAGCAAGGAGTTGGCTCGAACGTGTTGCCATACGTTTTGAAGTTGGCAGACTCAACCAATCTCACGTTGGATTCTAAGAATGAAGACTACGAGGCTGTGATTGCAAAAGTGTTGGAAGACGTTCCAGCTTTTAAACCAGAAGCAACAGCATCGACAGGATTCACACAAGTCGGATCCACGGGAGATGTTAAACAATCAACAACAAATGACGAACTCTTAAAGATTTTTGGAGTTTAAAAAAAGAAAAGAGGTAAATAATTATGGTATTAAAATACGCAGAAACATTCGCTCCAGCATTAGAGCAAAAATACGCAAAAGAATTGGCATCTTTTGAACTATTCCAATCAAACAAACAAGTTAAATTTATTGATGCTCAAACAATCAAATTACCAAGCATCACATTGTCAGGATACAAAGACCACACTCGTGGCTCATTAGGATTCAACCAAGGCACAATCACAAACGAATGGGAACCTAAGAAATTAGCTCATGACCGTTCAATCGAATTCGTAATCGATCCGATGGATGTGGATGAAACAAACAAAACTGTTTCTATCGGTAATGTACAAAACACATTAGAAGAAGAACAAACAATTCCAGAGAAGGACAGCTATGTGTTCTCTAAATTGTATGATGAAGCTACTACTTACGCAGCAAATGGAGCAACAATCTCAACTGAGGCTCTTACAGCTGAAAACATTTTGGAACAATTTGATTCAGCCATGGAAAAAATGGATGAAGCTGGTGTTCCGGGTGCTGGTCGTTTATTATACGTTACTCCAAAAGTGAACAAATTATTGAAAGAAGCCAAAGACATCCAACGTGTTATGGGAGTTACTGGCGAAGGCTCAGTTAAACGCTCTATTTACGACTTAGATGATGTGAAGATTAAAGTGGTTCAATCTGCTCGCTTGAAATCAAAATACAACTTCACTGAAGGATGTGTTGCTGCTGTCGATGCTAAACAAATCAACTTCATCTTAGTACATCCAACAGCTGTCATCGCTCGTGACAAATACTCTTACATCAACGCATTCGAACCTGGTGAAGATTCAAGAACAGCTGACAACTACTTACTACAATCACGCTTCTACATGGATGCATTCCTTGTCAAGAATCGTGCAAATGGTATCTACATCAACGCTCAAGCGTAATCGAAAAGGAGGTATTTGAATGTATACAGCAGAGAAAGGCAACAAAGTATATACAATCTCAGAATTAGAAAAAGAATACTACAAATCAAGAGGATTCGACATCTATGATGAAAATCATACGAAAATCGATTCGGGTTCTCACAAAGTAGATTCAGAAACTTACAATGAAGCTCTAGACAAAATTGTCGAATTAGAGGCAAAAGTGTTGGAGCTAAGCAAAAAAGGAAACCGCAAAGGAAACAATAAAGGAAACGAAACCGCCGAAGAAGCAACAGAAGAAGCGGGTGAGTAGTCATGATATATGCTGATGAAACGTTCTACAAGAACGAATATCTTGGAACTCACACTCCAGAAAATCTTAATCGCATCTTGAAGACAGCTAGTCAGCATATCGACACACTAACATTCAACCGAATCGTGGGAGTGGGGTTTGAAAATCTCACTCCATTCCAACAATCGGTCGTTCGTGAGGTGTGTTGCCAAATGGCTGACTTCATGATTGAAAACAAAGACTTAATCGAGACCGCTCTTTCATCGTATTCCATCAATGGAGTGTCGATGAACTTTGGCGATTCTTGGAATGTAGTCACAATGAATGGAATCGCAATGAAGCGAAGCACTTATGAACTATTGAATCAAAGTGGACTAACAAGGAAGGTGATTTGATGCATTTTCCAAGTTTAGTTCTACCACAATTTTGCAAGACTTCAATCCATGTGATTGTACAAAGTGAAGAAGTGTCGAAGGATGGCGAGCCCATCAAGGTATTTGAAGCCGATTTGTTTTGCAACTACCAAGACAAGGTCGTGACCGTGCTCACGGATCAACAGAAAATTGTGAAGCTTACGGGGTCGGCGTTGTTTAATGGCGATATTGCCCCTAATTTAGCGACTTTAAGTGGCGGGAGTGTAAATATCCATGGAGTAGAGCGGAAGATTGCTGACACACGAAAATCACGCAATCCGGACGGTTCTGTGAATTACACGTATCTCGGATTGGAGTGATGGACGATGATTCATGCAAACAGTCGGGTGAAGTTCGACTTCGGAGTCATTGGAAGGCTCAAGAAGGCTCAAATTCAAGCGTTGGAACAAACTGGTGAGTATTTACACACCGAGATAGTCAACGCCCAAGTGGTCCCGTTTAGAGACGGTACATTGCAAGGCGAGGCGTTCTCGGTTGATTACTCGGGGTCGAGTGGTGGTCGAGTATCTTTGACACATTCCACTCCATACGCAAGAAGATTATATTTTCATCCCGAATACAACTTCAACACAAGCACGAATCCACACGCTCGAGGCAAGTGGATGGATGATTGGGTAGAAGGTTCGAAAAAAGAGGACATCAAGAAGGCTTATGCTGCTTTATACAAGAAAATATCAGGGGTGTGAAGATGATAACATTGGCAGAAGTGCGAGATTGGTTGGAATCCTATCACGCAGCTCAAAATTACTACATCGGGAAACTCGATAATAAAAAGATGTATAGCATCGGAGTCTATCAACGCAAGACGAATGTCGAACCACGATTTGCTATTGGTGGGAGGAATTTGGCAAGTTATGATGTGAAATCGGTCAGCATTTTGATTCATCACAATCAGAATGCGAACGAAACTGAAAAGCGTGCGAACTACCTCTTCAACCAGATCCTAAAAGCTCAAAACGTGGTGATTGGTGATACTCCAATCCAAATGATTCGACTCTTATCGAACGAGCCCATTGATGTGGGAACTGATGACAATAACGTGTATGAACGTGTCATCGAATTAGATATCTATTACAGACTAGAAAGTGAGGAATAAAAATGGCAGAAAAAAGAACAGGGGTATTCCCCGTTTATGAAAACCAATTCCAAGTGAACACAGGAACGAAAGACGCTCCAACTTGGACAGAAATCAAAGAATTAGAAAGCTTTTCAGTATCTTTCGACAATGGTGTCGAAGAATGGTCTCCATTCGAACATAAAGGATGGAAACGTCGCTTGATGACAGCTAAATCAGTCACAATCTCAGTATCAGGGAAACGACACATCGGTGATACTGGGAACGATGCAATCGCTGCTATCGCATTGAAAAATGGTCGTGATGCGGAAAAAGACTTCCAATGGACATTCCCAGACGGATCTAAATTAGTATTCAAGGAAGCTGTAATCAACATCAAAGACTTCATGTCTGGTGATAGCACAGCAGCCGCACCACTATCATTCGACATCATGTCAAATGGTAAACCTGAATATACAGCGGCAGGCTAAAAATCACGAAAACGAGTGGAGGGGTGAACATCGCCCCTCTTTTTTATTTGGCAAAGGAGGATAAAAATGCATAAAGCACTAATCAACTTCATCGATGCGGAAACTCGCAAGGAATACAAAGTCGGTGATGTATTCGATACAACAGGAATGACGGATGAACGCATCCACGAATTAACGACCGAACACAATCGAATTGGTGTTCCACTTATCGGTGAAGTAGAAGAAACAGAAACGACAGAAGTATTCACAACAATGAAAGACGAGGTATTTGAATAATGGGTAAGATTATCGACATTACAGAACAACTAAACTTTGAATCAAAACCAAAAATCAAAATTAAAAACGTAACCATCGAAGTAGATGATTCAGCTCCAACAGCACTCAAGCTCATGGAAGTCATGAGTGGGGTTGATGGGGATCCGACTGTTGCTCAAATGAAGAGTCTATATGAAATCATCTTCAACGAACAAGACCGTGTGAAGATTGAGAAATTAAGTTTAAACCTAAAAAGCTGGATGGCTCTCATTCGTGAGGCAATCAATTTGATTGTAGGAGACCAAGAAGCGGGGGAATAGGTGAGCCATATTACGACATTTTCGAGGATTGGGACTTGATGGTCTCATCATTTAGAACGCAATATGGCATCTCGTTCTATTCTTATGATTTTAAAGATATGAAATGGAAAGAATTCAGAGCTCTAGTCTCTGGACTTTCATCGGAGACTCCTCTTGGACGAATTATCCAAATTCGAAGCGAGGACGACCCAAAAATGCTCGAATCGTTCTCACCTGGACAACATCGAATTCGGGATGAGTGGCGAAATAAACGAGCAAAACAACGAACACAAGAAGAGCTTGATGCGGTTCTCAAAGAGCTTCAACAAGCCTTTTCTGAATGGTAAGTAAGGAGGTGGACAAATGGCAACTAAAATCGGCGATGTTGAATTGGGATTGGTGGTGAATCAACAAGGATTCACGAATCAATTGAACGGAATCCAACAAAAAGTCATGGGATTCGCAAAGGTGCTCGCTGGTGCGTTTGCGGTCAAGAAACTAATTGATTTTGGTTCTGAGGCAATCAAGCTCGGGTCCGATTTGAATGAGGTTCAAAACGTGGTCGATGTGGCATTCCCTAAGATGTCTAAACAAGTTGACGAATTCGCAAAATCGGCAATGTACGCATCGGGATTGTCTGAGACGATGGCTAAACGCTACACAGGGACATTCGGTGCAATGTCCAAGGCTTTTGGATTCAGCGAACAACAAGCCTATGAGATGTCCACAGCGTTGACGAGCTTGGCGGGGGATGTAGCATCATTCTACAACATAAGCCAAGACGAGGCGTACACGAAATTGAAATCTGTATTCACAGGTGAGACCGAAACATTGAAGGACTTAGGGGTCGTAATGACACAAACAGCCCTCGATGCATATGCGATGGCGAATGGATTTGGAAAGACCACAGCTGAGATGTCAGAAGCTGAGAAAGTGGCTCTTAGATTCGCATTCGTTCAAAGTCAGTTAGCTCTTGCAAGTGGTGACTTCGCAAGAACGAGCGATTCATGGGCGAACCAAGTGCGGATCATGAAATTGCAATTCCAATCGTTCATGGCATCGGTTGGACAAGGGCTCATCAATCTGTTCACGCCTGTGATTCAAGTTCTTAACTTCCTACTAAGTAAGCTCTTAACTGTCGGGAACGCATTTAGGGCTCTTACTGAGCTCTTGACAGGGAGGAAATCTCAAGCAGGTGGTGGAATACAAGAGACCGCTGATGCTGTTGGCAATCTTGCGGACAATATGCAAGGTGCAGGTGGTGGAGCTGGCGACATGGCTGATGCTATGGATGGTGCTGGTGGAGCTGCTGACAAGGCTGGCGGTGCTGCTAAGAAGGCAGCAAAAGAAATGAAGTCCTTGATGGGCTTTGACAAAATCAACAAACTATCCGAACCAAATGACGACTCTGGCGGAGGCGGAGGCGGCGGTGGAGGAGGTAAAGGCAAAGGAAAAGGTGGTGGTGGAGGCGGAGGTCTCCAACCAAAAGGTGCTCAAGTTGACATGGGCAAGATTGCCGAAGGAGACAACCAATTGAAGAAATTCTTCGAAGACCTATTTGGTCGAATTGGGGAGCTTTTGGCAAAATTCAAAGCTGGATTCGATGCTGCATTCCACTCCGAAGGTTTGGAACGAATGAAAGTGGCTCTTGAACGAATCGGAGCTACCCTCCAAGAAATCTTCACGGATCCACAAGTCGTTCAATCGTTCAATACGATGCTCGATAAGTGGGCATATATGTGGGGACAATTTGTCGGTTCAATCGCTTCTGTGGGAGTGGGGATTGGTGTATTCCTAACTGAATCAATTGCGAACGCACTAGACAATCATAAAGAACAAATCAAGCAAGCTCTTATCAAATCCTTTGATGCTCGTGGAGATATGTATGAAGCAGCTGGAAACATTGTTCAAGCATTAGGTGATGGAATCTATAAGATTTTGACAAGCGAAGGAGCAATCAAAATCGGAACAGCAATCGCAGGGGCATTCATTAGTCTCTACGCTGATATTGAAGAAATCGGTTCTAAAATCGGACGAGATGTGATGAAAGCCATCGAGACGATTGTCACTAAGAACGCTCCTAAATTGACTCAAACAATCAACACAGCATTGAAGAATATTGCACCAATATTTGAAACTCTCGAAAGAGCTGTCGAAGATGTTGGTAAGATGTTTAAACGTGTGTACGATAATAGTATCGGACCGTTGATTCTTCAATGGGGCGACATGATATCGGGATTGGTTGGAACAATTATCGATGGATTCAACAATCATGTGAATCCAATTCTTGAAAAAGTAGGAAAAGCATTTGGTGAAGTGTACGACCAATTCGTGAAGCCTATGATTGACTCACTAGGCAATGCCATCTCAAGCATTGCAGAATCTTTAAGCAAGGTTTGGACAGCACTTGAACCACTATACAACCTACTTGCTAGTGCATTAGGTCCGATTCTCGGGACTATCGCTGGATTGTTAGGTGGTTTGTTACTTTCTGCAATTGCTGGAATCTCAGTCGCACTAAAAGGTGTATTTGACTTTGTAAGTTGGATTTTCGATATGTTCGGTGAGGCTGTGGTCGCAATATCTGACTTTGCGGATAAATTGATGACATTACTTCCCGAGGGATTTCAATTGGCATGGAATGACATTGTGTCCATTTGGAGCGGTCTAGGACAATGGTTTGCGGATCGTTGGAATGATGTGATGTCAGCTCTAAGCGGCGTGGCGACATGGTTTGGAACGATGTTCACTAATGCTTGGAACAGCATCGTGAATGTGTTCAAATCTATTGGACAATGGTTCAAGGATAGATGGAACGATGTTGTGAGTGCACTATCAAACGTAGCTTCATGGTTCGGAACGATGTTCAAGAACGCATGGTCTAATATCGTGAACGTGTTTAGTGTCGCTGGCTCTTGGTTTAGCGGCATTTGGGGAGGCATCAAAGCGGTGTTCTCTGGCGTGATTGAGTTCTTCCGAGGCATCTTCCAAGGAGCTTGGAACACAATCACAAGCATCTTCTCAACGATTCCAAATTGGTTCAGCAACATCTTCTCTAAAGCATGGGCAGGCGTTCGAGATGTCTTCTCGACTGGTGGACGAATCTTCATGGGAATTACTGAAGGTATTCTCGGAACGTTCAAGACGGTCGTGAATGGAATTATCGGTGGTATTAACCGAGTAATCACCATCCCATTCAATGGAATCAATGGAATCCTTGATGGAATCCGTGGAATCAGTGTTATGGGTGTTGCTCCATTCTCATGGATTGGTAGAATCAGCACTCCTCAAATCCCAATGCTGGCTCAAGGGGGATTCGTTAAGGCGAACACTCCACAATTGGCGATGATTGGGGATAACAAGCACTATGGCGAAATTGTGGCACCTGAGAACAAGATGCTTGCAATGGCTCGTGAAGCTGCTCGATTATCGAAAGATTCGAACAGTAGTGCGGAAGTAGTTGCATTACTAAGACAATTAGTCACATTAGTGGCTGGAATGGATTTGAACATCGATGGCGAATCTGTTACGAGAAAGATTTTTGATATCGCAAACGGAATCCAACAACGAACTAATCAACCATTATTAGATTTTTAGGAGGTGCAAGATGACAGAAATCACAGTAAATGGAGTTGCTCTTGCATCTCCTACATCAATATCAAACAGCGATGAAATCATTTGGAGCTCGGGGACTGGTCGAAGTGCGAACGGTCTTATGAGTGGAGATGTTATCGCAAACAAGAAAACAATTCAAATATCTTGGGGAATCTTAACTCAAGATGAATATAACGCCATTCGAAATATACCAAGCGGTTTCTTCAATGCGGTCGTGCTAGGTCAATCAATCAGAGCGTATCGAAGCACAATCACGGGAACATGCATGGGAACATTCAGCGATGGCATAACGTACTACAACGATGTATCCACATCGTTCATTGAGCAATAGAGGTGATGAAATGCTGGAAACAACTCAAGAGTATAGAGATGCGATTGTGTCTGATGTCCGAGTGATTCACGCCTCATTCACGCTCAACAATCAGACTTATGACAAAACACATCTAAAGAAAATCGAACATGATGCTTCCATCTCTGGAGGCTCATCGTTCGTACCTGGTGGAACATTTATCAATTCGCTATCTGTCGAACTGAATCAGATAGTTGAAGGAATTGAGGAGATGATGCCATCAACAGCGAGCCTCGGAGTTCAAACAATTGACGGTCAAGCGGCAATGTTGCCCCTTGGTCGTTTTTTTGTGACCGAAATCAAGCTCGACCGTAATTCAAAAATTACAAAATTAAAACTTCAAGATGAATTCGTGAGATTGCTTGGAACGTATGAAAGTAAACTCTCGTATCCATCAAGTTCACGAGAAGTCTTCCAAGAAATCGTGACGATGACTGGAATCCCTGTGAGTGATGCAATCAATCTCCCAGATGTGTCCATTAAGACCAAATTGGAGAAAACGACATTCAGAGATGCCATCATGTATCTCGCTCAATTGGATGGCACATTCGCACGATTCAATCGTGACGGAAAGCTTGACTTCATCGATTTGAAGGCTACAACGAAACAAATCACGAGAAGTCAATATGGGGCGACTGGATTGGTTCGGGACGAAATCAAGTACAAACTTGGCTCGATTGAATGTACTGTCGATAAGACCAAGATTGTGTCGGGAAATCGCTCGGGGAACAAGATGGTTCTCAAGAATCCATGGATGACTCAACAATTGCTCGATAGATTGTACAACAAGTACAGAGATTTGAGCTTTTATCCATACGAATTGACATGGCGTGGCGACATCGACACCGAACCAGGTGATTGGGTGTCAGTCTATTGGGGTTCGGAGAATACACGATTCGACATTCCTGTGTTCTCGCATCACATCACATTCGATGGTGGATTGAGTTCGAAAACCAACGCAAAAGAATCGGGGCAATCTCAATCACAATACAAGTATCGTGGACCCGTCCAAGAGAAACTTGATTACATTGAGAGCCTTACGACCAAGATTGGTCGCTTGTATTTGGATGAGGCTGAGCCTATCAATCCAAAAGAGGGCGACAAGTGGATGAAGCCTAGTGGTGGATATGCCATCATGTATGAACGTGTAGATGGGCAATGGGTTCGTAAGGTGGACACCGCTGATTTGAACAAGATTATCGAGACCATCACGACTGATGAAGTGATTGCTAAGAAGATTAGTGCGGGATTGATTCAATCATTAGAAATCAATGCACGACAAATCACGGCGGGCTCGCTCGATTTGAATCGAATCTCAATCACGAATGGCAGCAAGCCAATCATGGAAGTTCGAGATGGGAAGATATATTTCGATGTATCGAGTGTCGAAGACTTCAAAAAGCCAATCAAAGAAGTCGAAGCAAAGCTCGAGATGAAGGCTGACAAGCTCATCACAGAAGACCAACTCAAGCATTTACAAGACCAGCAATTGGTGATGATGCAAGAGATGAAGGCGAAAGCGACTCTTGAGACGGTCTTGGAGTGGAAGGCTAAATATGAAGCGTTCGTCAAGTCGAACGAATCAGAGAGAAAGCAAGCACAAGATGACCTTGTGTCACTCTCTCAACGCATGATTGGAATTCAAAACGATTTAGGCTCTATGACAGCTATTTGGAACGCAATCGACCGCAACATGAAATTCGGCAATGAAGGGCTCTCGATTGGGAATCCTCAAGGAGATAGCTCGATTCTCGTGTCTGACAATCGAATTTCGATGATGTCAGGTGGTCGAGAAGTCATGAGCATCTCACAAGGGGTCATCCACATTGACAATGGGGTGTTCACGAAATCGATTCAAATTGGATACTATGTCGAATCACAATACAATGTGAATCCAAAATACAACGTAATTCGATACGTTGGTCCGTAGGAAAGGAGGTAAAAAATGGGAATTCAATACTTCAATGGGAACTGGCACACTTACATTCGATATGAAGTGCGAACACTCTCCCAAGACCGTGTGGCGAACACTACGACCGCACGAGTAAGCTTATTCATCGGGAACGACCCGGGTGGATATGAAATCCAATTTGACCCAACCTACGGGGCATACATGGGAGTGCAGCTTGCAGGGCAAAACAAGTACTTAAAAATCGAGCACCTCTTCATTAAGGGCTCAGAGCGTTCACTTGGAAGTGTGGACTTCACATTCACTCATGATGAAGATGGACAAGCGACACGCAAGATTCTCTTGTGGTCTGGCTCGACTAGTGGCATCAATTATGGTGGATGGTATTTAGGCTCAATCGATACGAGCTTCACTCAAACATTTGCTAAGATTCCAAGAATGTCGAAGGTCGCATCCGTAACAGGAACGAGAGAGCTCGGACAAGAGCTCACAGTCACGCTCGACAGAAAGGTCGAATCGTTTACGCATCAAGTTTGGTATAAGGTATGGGGCTCTGATTGGTACGATTTAGGAACAGGTCTTGGAACGACAGTAAAATTCACACCTTCGCCTGAGAATGCACGAAAGAATGTGAACGTGGCATCGAGCACGTTTGATATTTGTGTACGAACATTCGATGGCGACAAGCAAATCGGAATTGATGAATATAGTATTGGATGGTATATCGGGCTCCCTAGCGGAACGCAACCGAGACTAGAGACCATCGAGCTTGTGGATAAGGCGAAAGCAACCAAAGACATTGTGGGCAAGAATACATTCGTCCAAACGTTCTCGGAAATGGTCGGAACGTTCAAAGGGATGGAGGGCACTTACGGATCCACAATCAAGACATTCCATGCTGAAGTTGTTGGACAGAAGATGGCAATCACTTCGAATGGTGCGACATTCCCATTCTTCAAGAATTATGGTGATTACAATGTCGAAGCGTATGTCATCGATAGTCGTGGGCTCAAATCGAATATAGTGACCGTTCCAATCAAGGTGCTTCAATACTTCGCTCCAATGTTGTCGTTTGAAGCTGTGCGTGGTGGTGGCGACCAACAAACGATTGTCGTTCGAAGAACAGCCAAAATCGCACCTCTTATGGTCGATGGTGTTCAAAAGAATCCAATGCGTTTGAAATTCAAAGTCAAACCAGCGTATGACGGATACTTCACAGACAATAAGGGCGGAGGAGTTGATTCAATAGTCATCAATTCACTCACGAATTCGAATTCGGACTTATTTGGGACATTTGCTGCTGATAAGGCTTGGATTGTAGAAGGAACAATCTCAGATGCTTATGCAAGCTTCACATTCACCGCTCCAATCGTTGGACCCGAAGAAGTAGTTCAATGTAGAACTCCAAAAGGGACAGGATTTGGGAAGGTGTGGGAACGAGGCTCTATTGATGCGAAGGGTGACATCTACTCACACAATGAGCTCGTACAAGTCGGAAGATTGACTCAAATTGATGGTAAATCGATAAAGATGACAGGATCCGCAAACGATTTGATGAAGACTGGGATGTTCTATTCGCATGGGATGAGTGACCTTCCTTCTAATTTGACGGGTTCTAAATTGTATGGATATATCCAAGTCAATACGCATCCAAGCGATGAAAATTATGTGATGCAAACTTATACACCATACGATGAAAATGTCATCTATATGAGACGAAAAACGCCTATCACAGGATGGCATCCTTGGGTACAATTTACGCCTAGTAATGTTCCTCTGTTTGGTGAGTGGCATGATGCACCTCTTACGAACGGTTGGAGGCATTATGGCGGAAACGAAACGAATGTTCAATATCGTAGAGATTCAGAAGGAAGAATCTATTTGAGGGGTAGTTGTACAGGTGGAACATATATCAATCGTGGCGGAACGATTTTTACACTCCCTAAAGAATACAACCCGAACAAGAAATCCTATATTCGAGCAATTACTGGAGATTATCAAGAATGTTATTTGATTTTATCTCCTGCTGGGGAGCTTTACTGTGCTAAAGATAACCAAGTGAAAAGAGATTGGTTATGTTTAGACGGAATTATAATCTAAGGGGGCAAAAATATGAATTTAGAACAAGCAAAAACTCGCAAGACTCAACTCGAGAGAGAGGTTGAAGTCGCAAAAGAAGAAATCTATACATTCTCGATTGATAAGTCGAAACTTGAGCAGCAAGCTCAAAACCTTCAAGACAAAATCGAATTCAAGAGTCGAGACCTCAACAATAAACAACAAGAAATCAATACTCTAGCAACAGCCATCGAGGTCATGGAACGATGATGGCAGATTTAGAAATCAAGTTACTTGTAGAACATTTACACTCGTTATTCAAAAGTCCGTATATTCAAATTTTGTTTTGGCTGATTTTCTTCGATGTAATCTCTGGATACATCAAAGCTTTCAAACTAAAAAAATTTGATAGTAAAACGAGCACAAATGGGCTACTCAGACACATTCTTGTTGTATTAGTAGTCACGATAGTTTCCCTATATGCTAGAGCTCTCGGTCATAGAGAGATAGGGATAACCACATGCCTATTCTTTATTATGAGTTATGTGGGGTCGTTGATGGAGAACTGGGAAGCATTGGGCTTACCATTCCCCGAAGCGTTGAGACCATACATCAACCAAATGCGAAAGAATCAAGAAAAGAAATTCAAAAAAATAATCGAAATTGAAATCGAAAAGAAAGAGGATGAATAAACATGGAACAATTACAAGCAACAATCATCAACGGAATCGTGAGCGTATTAGTCGTATTAGTAGGACTAGCGTTCACAGGATTGAAAGGATTTATCCAAACAAAGGCGACAGAATTGAAAGCCAAAACGGATGCTAAGAACTACGAGCTTGCAAAATCTATCGCTTCAACAGTCGTGAATGCTGTGGAACAAATCTTCAAAGATGTTCAAAATGCGAGCCAAGACAAATTCCAAGCAGCATTCGACAACTTAACTAAAGAATTAGAAAAAGCTGGAATCAACTTGGATGATGCATCGAAGAGAGTTATGATTGAATCTGTCGTGAATGGATTTAATGAGTTAAAGAAAATTGAAGGTTAAGAATACGGATCCACAGAGGGCTCATTGTGAGTCCTCTTTCTATTTTGAAAGGAGGAACGTATGGAGAAAATAATCAATAAACATTTAACCATTTCATCATCGAGTAGAGGCGTTGAAAGGTTAGAACATGAGATATATAGCAAAGACAAAGGCACAGCAACGTTCAAGTTCACGACCGATGAACTGACAGCTTCAAAGGTTCTTTGTCTCTTTTATTTCAAGTACACAAAACGATACAAAACAGTTGAGGCTGCAATCGAGGGCAATACGATTACAATTCCATTCGATAGCTCACTAATCACTACCGATGAGCCCGTTGTTGGTTATATCTATTTTGAAAAAGTAGAGCAATCAATGGATGTTTATTCGTTTGTATTTAACGTGCGTGTTAGTGAAATTGATAGAGCTCAAGAAACACCACTCATCGAACGCAAAACGGGGCGAATTGTGGATGTTGATAGTATTGTAACCAAGCAAGAACTTGACGAGTTATTCGCCAAAATTAAAGCTCAAGGTGGAACGTATGACGATAGTGGGTTGCGTGGCGAGATTTCGCAAATTTCGAGCAAAATTGAGGCTTTAGAGCAAAAGACGGATAAAGACACCATCTACAATGACGAGCCTTTAAAAGCCCGTTTATCGGCTTTAGAAAACAAGCCCGAAATCGATACAAGCAACTTTGCAACCAAGAAAGAGCTACAAAACATCGCTTTGACTCCCGGACCGAAAGGGGACAAGGGCGAAACTGGTGAACGAGGACCGATAGGACCGATGGGACCGATAGGACCGCAAGGATTGACGGGACCAAGAGGGGCAGACGGTCAGCAAGGCTTACAAGGTATTCGAGGCGAGCGAGGTCAAGACGGACAACCAGGTCCAAAAGGAGAACGAGGCGAACCGGGTCCACAAGGTTTACAAGGCATTCAAGGGGCAACGGGTCCTAAAGGCGAGAATGGTCGAGATGGTCGAGATGGTGTGGGAATTCCACAGAAATTGAGTATCACTGGGAACGTTGTGACTTTATCCGATGGTGGTGGAAGCATCACGCTCCCAACTTCAACAGCAACGCCAAGTGGCACTCCCGGTCAAGTGAATGAATACGAAATCCATGGAACAGGGATGCCTAATGGAAAGGTAACCGCTTCGGTCGGGACGACTTATGTGGACAC